CGCTTTACAAGCAGGTCCAACTGATAGTGAAATAATTACAGTTACTTTACCAGGACACGGTTATAAAGTAGGTGATGTTATTAGAATAGACGAATCTGTATCTTTCTTTCCTCAATACCCAGAAGTATCTCACTTAGAAGATACTGATATTGATATCGCTGCTGGTCACACAATTACAGCAGTAACATCAAATACTTTTGATTTTAATCCTAATGATCAAATTACTGCTTGGTTAAATGCAAACGCTATTTCCGGTACTACAACTGTTTATGTAGATATGGATGGAGTTTTAACAGAATATTATCAAGCTATTGCTACTTATGCTAATTCAGTTGGTTTATTACCTTTTGGACAAGATTGGTATAACCTAACACCTGCTATAGAAATTCAATCACTACAGCAAGGTGCAATTGATTTTGCAAACCTTGGAAAACGTGCTGAAGCAGATGCTTTAGTTGATTTAGTAATTTCTAAAAATGGCAGCTGGGCAGTTTTATCTACTGGACCTACTTATAACGCTGTAAAAACAGCTTGGATTAATGCAAGATATACAGGCGCGCGAGCTCCGGTAAGTATGGACTTTGCAACTAACTTTGATAAAGGACCCTTTGGTGGTGCCAACAAATTATTAATTGACGACAGAACTACTTACATAGATCAGTTTGAAGCTGCAGGTGGTAAAGGCTTTAAATATTGGGAAAGTGGTGGTATAAAAAACTTTGGAGGACGTAATATGTCTATTACTAAAATATCAACATGACCACATATACAGAACTAAAACAACAGATATTAGACTATTGTGAAACTGATTCAGCAGTTCTTACAGATGTTATTATGAATGATATAATAGAACATGCTGAACATAGAATATTTAGAAGTATAGAGTTAGACAACCAAAAAGAATATTTAAATGGAAACACAGCAGCTAATAACAGATTTGTATTACTACCAGGATATAGCTCTATTAATGTTACTAAACCAAACATTAATGACATGGCTACTATTAGATATGTGACTTTATACACCGATTCAGGGACCAAAGAACGTCATGAATTAGTTCGTGTAGACGTAGACTTTTTAAATGAATACTATCCAACCCCAGAAGTAGGATCAACTGCTAAACCTAGATATTATTCTACTTGGGATATGGGGCAAATAGCTATTGCGCCAACACCAAATGCAGTGTATAAATTTGAAATAGGAATTCTTAAAAAACCATCAGGCTTAGGTTCCACTAATGCAACTACTTGGATAAGCGTAAATGCCCCAAGAGTTATATTATATGCCTGCTTATGTGAAGCTTTTAAATTTTTAAAAGCGCCTCAAGATCAAGCTGTTTATGAGCAATCTTTTAAAGAAGCTATTACAGAACTTGCCCAAGAACAACTTGGTAAAAAACGAAGAGACGAATACAGGGATGGAAGTTTACGAATGAATATTCCTACAACAAACCCTTAATAGGAGAAAATTATGGCAATATCACAAGCAGTAGCAAATGTTTTTAAACAAGAACTGTTAAAAGGTAATCACGATTTCGATGGTGGTGCAACTTACTATATTGCGTTATATACTTCTTCAGCAACTATGGGTGCAACTACTTTAAAATATGTAACAACTAACGAAATAACCAACACTTCCGGATCTGCTTATACAGCAGGTGGAAAAGTTTGTGGTAACCCATCAGTAACTGGTGGTCAAAATTCTACTACTGCTTTTGTTGATTTTGATAATGTTAGTTTTGCTAATGCTTCATTCACTGCGAATGGTGCCTTAATTTACAGACAAGATGGTAGTGGCCCAACTAATGATGCTGTTGTTGTGTTAGCGTTCGGTGGTGACTTTACAGCTTCAAACGGAACATTTGAAATTCAATTCCCAACAGCGGGTGGTGGATCAGAGATCATCAGATTAGGATAAGGACTTTAAATGGCCCTTGTTCTTAATGATAGAGTCAAAGAGACTACTACTAGCACAGGTACGGGTACAATAAATCTCGGTGGAGCCGTTCAAGGCTTTACGACTTTTGTTGCCGGTATTGGTAATAGTAATACAACGTATTACTGTATTGAGCTTGATGGTGGAGCTGAATTTGAAGTAGGTATTGGTACTGTTACTGATGCAACTCCTGACACACTTTCACGTACAACTATTCTTTCTAGTTCTAATAGTAATAATGCTGTTAACTTTTCTGCAGGCAATAAAAATGTATTCTGTACACAACCTGCTAGTAAAGCAGTGTTTGAGGATGCAAGTGGTAACGTAACAATTGCCGGCACAGTTGATGGTATTGACATACAAACTAGAGATGGGGTTTTAACTTCTACAACTACTACTGCTAACGCCGCTTTAGCTAGAACTGGCGGAACTATGACTGGTGACACCTTACATGGTGACAATGTTAAAGCCAAGTTTGGAACAGGAAATGATTTAGAAATTTTTCATGACGGCTCTAACTCTATTATTAAAGATGCTGGTACTGGTAACTTACAAATTAATGCAGCTTCTTTTGTAGTAAATAATGCTGCTAATAGCGCTAATATAATTGTTGGAGAGGATGGTGGCTCAATTGAGCTATATGAAAATGGCTCTAAAAAATTCGAAACTACTAGCACAGGAACAGATACGACCGGAAACATAGTCGTATCAGGTACAGTAGACGGTAGAGATGTTGCAACTGATGGAACTAAGTTAGATACAGTGGCAACAAACGCAACAGCAAACCCAAATGCCATTGACAGTCTTGTAGAGGACACAAGCCCACAACTTGGTGGTGCATTAGATGTAAATGGTCATTCAATTAGTTTTGGTGATAATGAAAAAGCTAGATTTGGAAATGCTGATGATTTAGAAATTTATCACGATGGTAGTAATTCAATTATTTCTGATACTGGTACTGGAAGTATAAAATTAATGTCAGGTGCAGCTTTTTATGTAAGAACACCTGCTGATGCTTCAATGATAGAAGCACAAAATGGTGGTGCAGTTTCACTCTATCACAACAACGTCAAGAAATTTGAAACAACTTCTACTGGTGTTCAAGTCACAGGTACAGTAACTGCTGATGGATTAACTGTTGATGATATAACTATTGATGGTTCTACTATTTCAGATAGTGGTGATTTAACATTAGATATTGGTGGTGATATTATTCTTGACGCTGGTGGTAATGAAATAAAGTTAAAAGATTCTGGAACACAAGTTGGTTTTATAAGTATGGCTTCTGAACACCTTACTTTAAAATCAGAAATATCAGATAAAGATATGATATTTAAAGGCAATGATGGTGGGTCTGAAATCACAGCACTAACCCTTGATATGTCTGATGCTGGTACAGCTATATTTAACCATGATGTTCAACTTGCAGATAATAGCAAGGCTACTTTTGGTAACGGTTCAGATTTACAAATTTACCACAATGGTAGTGATAGTTACATAGATGACAATGGCACAGGTGATTTTGATATTAGGTCTAATGGAAGTAAAATTTCATTAAAAAGAATATCTGATGGACACGAGGGACTTAGATATACATTAGGTGATTCTATATTATTAAAATATGACAATAATAATCGTTTAGAAACTTCTAATGCTGGAGTAGATGTAACAGGTGGAATTACAGTTACTGGTACAGTAGATGGTGTCGACATCGCTGCAAGAGATGCAGTACTAACTTCAACAACTACTACTGCTAATGCTGCTTTACCTAAGGCAGGCGGTACTATTACTGGTGACCTTACTTTAACTGGTGCATCTCATAATGTTCTTTGGGATAATTCAAATAATTCTTTAGATTTTGCAGATTCAGCTCAATTAAGATTTGGTGCAAGTGCAGATTTAAAAATATTTCATGACGGTTCAAACTCACAGATTGTTGACAGTGGTACTGGTAATTTAAAAATTGCAGCGGCTGATTTACAACTTATGAACGCAGCTGGTTCTGAACTAATGATTCAAGGGATACAAGATGGTGCTGTAACTCTTTATCATGATAATTCTGCAAAACTTGCAACAACTTCTACTGGTATATCTGTAACAGGTACAGGTACATTTACCACTTCTGATAACACAGCTCAACTTACCTTAACATCTACTGACACAGATGCTAATTCTGGTCCAAGATTAGATTTTATTCGTAATCCTGGAGAAGCTGGAGCAGATGCTGATTTTTTATCAGCTATTCTTCACCGTGGTTATAATGATGCTACAGAGTTAACTACTTTTGCTGAAATGAATGTTCAAATAGTCGATGCTTCAAATGGTAGTGAAGATGGCAGATTTTATATTAATACAATGGTTGCTGGTACTGCTGCAACTAGTAGAATGGAATTGACTCCAACTGAAACTGTATTCAATGAAGGCTCAGCAGATCTAGACTTTAGAGTAGAATCTAATGATAACGCTAATCAAATATTTGTAGATGGTGGTAATAATCATGTAAACATTGGTACTGCTACTGATTTAGGTGGTACTTTTAATGTGGCTGGAAAAATTGTAAGTGTAACTTCTGATACCTCAGATAATCTTGAGTTACAATCAACAGAACCAGGATCTAATATTGCTCCAAATTTATTATTTAATAGAAATTCAAATAGCCCAGCAAACAATGACTTTTTAGGAGCTATGGATTTTCAAGGTAATAATAATGCGGGTGAAGCTCACAACTATATAAGAATTTTATCAAGAATATTAGATGTTGCTGATGGTGCTGAAAAAGCTGACCTTGTTATTAAAGATGCTACTGGCAATAACATAGTTAATATGGCACACACTGAAGTTGTTTATAATGATGATAGTGTAGACCGAGACTTCCGAGTAGAATCTAATGCTAATGCTAATATGATTTTTGTTGATGCTGGTAATGATCATGTCAACATAGGTACAGCTTCTGATTTAGGTGGTGTATTAAATGTTAATGGCACCATAGCAGGTGATGTTGTATCAGCACACACGGCAGAAACAAGTATTGCAAGTTCTGATCTTATTGCAGTTTACGATACATCAGCAGGCGCAATTAGAAAAGCAACTATTGCTAACGCAGCTCTAGCTGGACCGACAGGACCGACAGGACCGACAGGACCGAGCGGTGGCACTGGACCAACCGGACCAAGCGGACCAAGTGGTGGCACTGGACCGACAGGACCCGATGGACCTCCAGGACCAAGTGGTGGAACCGGACCTACCGGACCTACCGGACCAAGTGGTGGAACAGGCCCTACCGGACCAACCGGACCAACCGGTGGCTTTAGTACAAACTCAAATGCACAAGTAAATAGTTTAGGTGTGGGTACAGCAGGATCAGGAACCACGGGAGAAATCCGAGCGACCAATAATATCACAGCGTATTATTCAGATGAGCGTTTAAAAAATATTTATGGTTCAATTGACACTGCTTTAGACAAAGTAAAAAAACTAAGAGGTGTTTATTTTAAAGAAAATGATCTAGCTAAATCTTTAGGTTATGACAACGACCGTAGACAAGTAGGAGTAATAGCTCAAGAAGTAGAACGAGTTTTACCTGAAGCAGTAACTGGTGCACCTATTGGTGAACCCTATATTACTGTATGGTATGAAAAACTTGTACCTCTTTTAATAGAGGCTATCAAGGAACTAGAGCTTCGAGTAAAAGACTTAGAGGATAACTAATGACTTTCGGTATAGCACCTTTTGCTACCGCACCTTTTTCTGCAGGAACTGTTGCGGGAGACGATGCTACTATTACTTTAACAGGTGCTTCATTAAATCTTACTCTTAGCAATTCTTATACAATACAAAAAACTCACTTTGTAAGTGGGTTTAATTTAACTTCAGATACAGGAACACTAACACCTAAGATTGCACCAACTATAGCAAGTAATGCTGTAACTTCAGCAGTAGGTTCAATTGTTCCATCAGCAGGACACGGTATTGCAGTAACAGGTAATGCTGTAACTTCAGCAGTAGGTTCAGTAACACCTAAACTAGAACTAGCTACAACAGGTAATGCTGTAACTTCAGCGGTAGGTACAACAACTTTATCAGCAGGCAACACTACTACTGTTACAGGTAACGCTATAACTTCGGCGGTAGGTACAACAGCTATTAGTTCTGGAATAACAATTGCATTAACAGGTAACGCTATTACCTCAACCTTAGGAACAGTTACCACTACAGGAAACGCACTTGTTACATTAACAGGAAATAGTTCTACTATTACTTTAGGAACAGTATCAACATCTGCTGATGCCAATGTTGCTGTTACAGGAACTTCGTCTACTTTATCTACAAATAATATATCTTTAGTTGGTAATGCGAATATTGCTATTACAGGAAATAGTTCTACTGTAACTCTAGGTGCACTTGCTACAAAAATTATTAAAACTCTTGCAGGTAATTCTCTTACTTCTGCAGTCGGTACAGTAGTTCCAGCAACAGGTCACACTATCGCTGTTACAGGAACTTCTTCTACTTTATCTGTTGGCACAGTTGCCTTAAAACTTGCTCCAACTATTGCAAGTAATTCTATTACACCTGCAGTTGGCACAGTTATACCTTTAACCAGTTCTACTGTTGCTGTATCCGGAGTAAGCGCAAGTTTATCTCTAAATAGTATAACTCCAAAACTTGTTCCAATCATTACAGGGCAGAGTTTAACTACAAGTGTAAATAGTGTTAATCTTGTTCTTTCTCCTGTAGTACCTCTTACAGGTGAGCTTATACCTGTGATAGTAAATCCATTATCTGTCTTTACATGGAGTGCCGTTGATGATACAACTATTGGTAGTTCGTGGACCGACGTTTCAACAACAGGAAGCGGAGGGTCTAGTTGGACCGACGTTTCAACAACAGGAGCTGGGACAATAAACCCAGAACAAAAGGTAGCATAATATGGCATCAACATATTCAAGTAGATTAAGAACAGAACTTATTGGATCAGGAGAACAAGCAAACTCTTGGGGAGATACTACTAACAATAACTTTACTAATATTTTTGACGAAGCAATTTCAGCAGTTTATGATAAAAGTTTAGCGTCAGCAGGTGGTACTTATACTTTAGCTTCGGCGCAAGGTCCGGTAACACAAGCTAATAATGAAGTTAGACAAGCAGCGATTAGATTTCATAGTTTTACTACAGCAAAAATTATTCAACAACCATTAGTAAATGGTGCGCAATATGATAGAATTTATATTGTTATTAATGATGGCACCGGCTCAGGTACTATACAGTTCAAACTAGAAGGTGGTAATTCGTCCGAGATTATTGCGCCAGGTGGTAAAGCTATCTTAGCAACTAACGGTGTTAATTGGTTTACTATAAATTCTGGTGGTAGTTCATCAAGTTGGCGAACAATCACTGCAGCGACGGATAATGTGTTTAGTGGTGAAAAATTATTTGTTAATACTTCATCTAATGCAATAACTTTAACTTTACCAGCAGCACCAGCAACCGGTGATCAAATTTCTTTTTTAGATATTGCAGATAATTTTGATACCAATGCACTAACTTTAAATCCAAACAGTTTAAAAGTTTTTGGAGCAACTGCAAATGGAACAGTTTCAACCGAAGGTGCCGGCTTTACTTTAGTATATACAGGAGCAACCTACGGCTGGAAAATAACGGAGAAGTAATATGGCAACATATGAATCAAGACGTTATAATACTCCGGTACCTGACGTAACTAAAGTTGCAGATGGTTCAGTAAACAATACTGAGTTTGAACACTTAGACGGAGTTACCTCAGATATACAAACTCAACTTACTAGTAAACTTCCATTAGCCGGTGGCACCCTAACGGGTAATTTATCTCTTGGAGATAGTGATAATTTAAATCTTGGAGATAGTAATGATTTAACTTTAACACATGATGGTAGCAACAGTACTATACAAAATACTACCGGTGTTTTAAAAGTACGTGCAGATACAGTACAGTTTAAAAACTCAGCGGATAACGCAACTTTTTTTACTATGAATAGTGCTACCCAACAATATAAAGCAACAGTATCAACTTCCGATCCTTCCGGTGGTAGCAATGGGGATGTTTGGTATAAGTATTCGTAATGCCTACTTATGTAAACGACAACGGTACATGGCGAGAGATTAATGAATCTTTATCAGTTCATGATGGTGGTAGTTATCGAGAAATAGATGAAGCTTATGTAAATGACAACGGCACGTGGCGTTTAATATACGAAGGTGTTGCAGCTTATTCAGGTATTATTTCTACTGCTAATTCAGATAATTCAAACCCTACCGATCCTTTACTTGGTTTCTCTAGATCTCTACTAAATCTTATGCCTTTTGGAGTAATACGTGGTGACGATGCACAGCTTGCCCGTATAACTAATGGGTCTTTTAATGTTGGTTCAGGGCGTCAAAAATGGAGTGAAAACGCTGGTACTTGGACTTATGGTGGATCTTTTACACAATTTAATCCACGACTTTATACAGGTGAGAATAATACTCAAACAGTTTACCAAACAGATAGTATGACTGCCAGCGCGGGTACAGTTAATTATTTAACTTGGACTGATGCGCTTACTAATCAATCTATTACCTGGCAGCATGCTTATAATGCTCAAATATTTACCATCAGCAGTCCAATTGCGTATTCCTATAGAGAATTAACTCAAGACGTAGCTGGTGGATCAGCTAATAATAAAACAGATATGATTGTAGCTAATGTTGTGGCATATAATAAGACTAATGGTGATGCTTATGATATGGCTGATCTGCAAGTTAATCTTCGTAGTGGTCAACAAGAACAAGATGCCAATATAGGTTCACAATTGAGACAAGTGTCAGGTTCACCTGCTCCGACTACGGGAAACGAAAACGGCACTGCCGGCGATCGATTTAGAAGTTTAATGCAACCTGCTAGATCTAAGTATAATACTGCTGCAACCCCGCCTTTTATTCAGCCAAATGATCTTGTTGGTGAGGGTTATTGGTCACAACATTTTAGTGTCGGATTATCATCTCCAACAAACATAACTGGTGTAACCTTTGAGGCATATGGTATGCCGCGTTGGAAAGATATTAATGGTGTTATTAGAACAGCAGAATCAATTAATTGGCGAAAAGCTAATAGTAATGTAGATATGAATATGATGGCGGATAGTAGTGGATCTAATAATTCCAATAGAGCAACCTCCTTTTCTCGTGTTACTTTTAAAAATTTATCTACAGGAAATACCTATACATTTAAGGCTGGAGATAGTAATGTATCAATATCAACAACGGAAGACATATTTGGGACATATTTAGTAAGATTTACTTTCCCAGGACAAGTTAGAAATTATTTAGGTGACCAGTATACTGATATTGAGTTTAAAGTTTACATATAGGATAAATTATGGCTACATACGAATCAAAAAGATATAACACACCAGTACCTGATGCAGCTAAAATTGCTGATGGTTCGGTTAACAATACTGAGTTTGAACATCTTGATGGTGTTACGTCAGATATTCAAACACAAATCAATAGCAAATTAAACACAACTGGCGGTACTATAACAGGCAATGTAACTATCACTGACAATGATCATCTTTACATTGGAGACGGTCAAGATATTGATATACTTTCAGACGGTTCGACCGGTTTTATAAAAGGTAATGATTTAAGATTGCAATCATCTACGGGTGAAAACTACATAACCACTGCAATTAATGGTGCTACAAAATTATTTTACGATAATGTTCTCAAAGCAGAAACCACTGGCTCGGGCCTAACCGTTTCCGGAGCGATGGCCGCGACTACAGTAGCTGGTGATGGTTCTGCTTTAACAGCTTTAAACGCATCTAATTTAGCTTCAGGCACTGTACCAACCACAAGATTGCCCGCTTCAGTAACAAGTCTTGGTTTAAATGGTGGCGAGTTTTTTACTGCTAATGGTACTTGGACTTGTCCAGCAGGCGTTACAGTAATTTTTGCTATTATTACTGGGGGCGGTGGTGGTGCTGGTGGTCAAGGTACAAGGTATCAAACTTATAACTACAACACTCGTTCAGGTAAAGGTGGCCATGGTGGTCATTTCGAAGGTCTTATTGCTGTAACTCCGGGGACAACTTACAATATAGTTATTGGTACTGGTGGTAATTGTGGTGATAACTATGCGTTTACCTTCTCGCCAATACGTTCTGGTTTCGCTGGGACTAATACCACTGCATTTGGAATAACTGCAACTGGTGGTGGTGGTGGATCAGGTTCTTTCACTGGGACAACTGGTGGAAACCCTAACCCCTCTGGAGTTACTGGTACTGATGGTACAGCCTCTGGAACTGCAATTATAACCTTTAGAAATCTTAGTGCTTTTCAAGGTGCTTTTGCTATGCAAGGTATAAGACAACCTCAAAGCCCGCAGCAAAGTTATACTATTGCTGGTATTAGTCCACACGTTATTACCGGACCAAGTGATATATATGCTGCTGGGTATGGCGGCGAAGAAGGTAGTAATGTTAACATTGCAGCTAATGACATAAAATCTGGTACTGGTGGTAATGGTGGCATGGTTCAAATATTTTTTTAAAAGGATACTATAAATGGCATTATCTAAATCTCAATTTGCTCCAGGCATAGACAAACAAACTTCTACCTATGGTGCTGAAGGTCGTTGGATTGATGCAACTAATGTACGCTTTAGAACTGGTTTACCAGAAAAAATAGGTGGTTGGGAAAAAGTTGTTAACTCAAATATATGTGGTGTAGTCAGAGGTGTAAAAGCGTGGGTATCTAATGCTGGAGTACGTTACGTAGCTTTAGGAACAGACAGGAAATTATACATTTATTCTGAAGGTGTGTTTTTTGATATCACGCCGTTACGCAGAGATAACGTAGGTCTTACCAATCCATTTACTACCACTTCTGGTTCACCTATTGTTTCAGTAGCTGATAACAGTCACGGTTTCGCGGTCGGTGATTTTGTCATATTTAAAAACTTTTCAGCTGTTGGTGGTCTTGACATGAATAATCAGTTTGAGGTAACCGCTATTACTAATAGTAATGTGTTTACTGTTACTCATACTTCCAATGCTACCGGTTCAGTATCCGGGGGCGGTGGTTCAGGTAATTTAGACGCCTTGCTTTCAATAGGTACCAATGTATCTACTTTTGGTTTTGGTTGGGGTGTTGGTGCTTGGAATGGTAATCGACAATGGAACACAGCAAGTTCTACTTCTACTGTAGCATTAGACGCTACTTATTGGTCATTGGATACATTTGGCGAAGACTTACTTGCTATTCGTAATAATGACAAATTATACAAATGGGATTTATCAGCGGGCACCGGAACGCGGGCCGCGGCTGTTAGTGGTGCACCAAGCAGTAATAGATTTTTATTAGTATCTTCACCTGACAGACATGTGTTTTTATTTGGCACTGAAACTACTATTGGTAGTTCTAACACTCGTGATGATTTATTTCTTAGATTTTCTTCTCAAGAAAACCCTAGTGAATGGGCACCAGCTTCAACTAACTCTGCCGGTACTTTTAGAATACAAGATGGATCAAGAATCGTGTCAGCAGTTAGGTCTAGGGGTTCTATTCTAGTGTGGACAGATACAGCTTTACATTCATTAAATAATATTGGTCCACCTTTTATATTTGGTTTACAACAAGTGGGTGCTAACTGTGGTGCAGTATCACCTAATTGTGTGGTTGATGTTAATGGTAGTACGTTTTGGATGTCGCAAACAGCATTTTATATGTTTGATGGTGCTATTAAAAAATTAGACTGTTCAGTACAAGATTTTGTATTTGATGATATTGATGGTGTTGCGCAAGGACAAGTAGCAGCAGCGGTTAATACTGACTTTAATGAAGTAACTTGGTTTTATCCAAGCAAAAATTCAACATTTTTAAATAGAGCAGTTACTTACAATTATTTAGAAAATATTTGGTACAATAATACAGGCTTTGCTAGAACTGCTTGGATTGATCGTGGGGTTTATAATAATCCTTACGCACCTAATTATGAACCAACAGCTTTACCAAACAACGAAACAATTATGGGTGTAACTGCTGGCTCAAGTGTATTGTATGCACATGAAGTAGGTAAAGATGATGATGGCGCGGCGATGCCTTGCCAGATAACTTCTGGAGATTTTGATATTCAAGATGGTGAACAAGTTTTATTATGTTCAAGAGTTATACCAGACTTTAAAGAATTAATTGGTACTAATAATTTCAAAATAACTTTTGCTAATTACCCTGCAAGCACTAATACTAGAACGTTTACTTCTGTTGTTGATGCTAATACTAAATTTTTCTCAGTTAGAGGTAGAGGTCGACAAGCTAATATTCAAATATCAACTACTGCTTTAAACGATGATTGGAGATTTGGAACATTACGATTAGATATAAAACCAGATGGAAGAAGATAATGGCAAGAATTAATATAACTAGATTACCACTACCTAGAGATGTTTTTGATCGACAACAGCAAGATATTTTAATTAGAGAATTAGAGAATATTATTGAACAATTAAACTTTACCTATCAACAAGATATACGTGAAGAACTAACAGCAAGGACTTGGTTTTTAAAATGAGTGATTTATATAAAAATAACAGTGTAGTACTTACCAACAATAGTCAAACGACTATATATACAGTACCTACAGCAAATGCTGATATTGTGCCAAAACAAAAACCCGTACAGGCTTTAGTAAGCTCTATAAGAGCTTGCAATAAAAGCGGCGGTGCGTTAACGTTAACCCTAGTTAATACCGATGCTAGCCTTGGCGCAGATGTCACTATTTTAAGTGCGTTGTCTATTGCTGCTAATACTGCTGTGGAAATCTTAGATAAAACTTTAGTATTAGAAAACAGTGATATTTTAAAAGCAACAGCATCAGCTACTGGTATGGATATAATTGTATCAGTATTGGAGATAACATAATGAAAAAAATACAAGACTCAGAAATTATTGGATATCAGACTATAGAGGGAAAACAAGTACCCATGTTAAAACCTGAAGTACACCATAGAATCTATTGCAAAAATTGTGATAATGAGGTAGATTCAGACGAAGAAGCAACTGGTCTATGTAGCAATTGTGGTGAGCCTTGGGCCGTGCACAAAGCTAAAGATATACTAGTTAAAGTAATTCAAATACCTTTGGGTTCTGGAACAGGAGAATAAATGGGTAATCCATTCAAAAAAATATTCGATAAACTAGGTGATGCTCTAATACCAAAAGAACTTGCTCCGTTCATAGGACCTTTAACATCAATGTTTGCTCCACAACTAGGACTACCGGCTGCATTAATAGGAGGTCAATTAGCTTCAGCAAAAATGCACGGCGGTTCGTTAGACCCATTTCAAGCATTAGCAGCTACTGGTTCTTACTATGGTGGCGGTGGTCAAGAAATAAGAGCTCGAGGTGAAAATTTAACACAAAGATTAGGTGCTGGTATTACAGGTGCTAAAACTGGTTTTGGTACTCCAGCAGGTGGCTTTAAAGGTTTTACTGAAGGATTTTCTAAAGGTGCTAATCCGGTAACTAGTAATGATAGAATGGACAGGATTCTTGGAACTTCTGGCATGTCAAAAGAAGGCACTACTTATTATGATAGTCTGGATGCAAATAAAGCAGATATAGACGCTGCAAAATTACAATATCAAAAAGATTTAACGGACCCAACTATTACTTCTAAGGAAGCTTTATCTACCTATAAACAAAGTGTAGAAAACGCTACCGAAATAATTGATGAAAGAGGCTTTTTTACCAAAGCAGGTGATATATTTAAAAAAGGATCTGAAGGGTTTATGCCAGGGTTTGCTGAAAGAGATGCTGACGGTAACATTATTCCAGGATCATTTGATTTTAAAAATTTTATGAAAACCACTGCTGCTGTAACTAGCTTAACACAACTTAAGACTATAGCAGAAGAAATAAAGAGAGCTGATATAAGAGATAAAGAAGAAGAAGGTGCAGTATATAGAAGATATTTCCAGCAATATGAAGATTCTTTACCCTTAGACGCAGATGGTAACAAGCAAACTTACATCTCTCATTCTGGTGAATACGCTGATCCAATAATGGTAAAAAAATATAGAGAATATATGGCCAAAGGTGGTATAATAGGCTATAGTAATGGTGGTATGACACGAAGACACTATAATGAAGGTGGCTTAGGTTCTATACCACAAACACCTACTGTTCCAGAGGGCATGCAATTAGATGGTCGGGGCGGTGGATTCATTCCAATGGGTGCTCAAGAAAAAAAAGATGATGTGCCAGCAATGTTGGCAAAAAACGAATTTGTATTAACGGCTGATGCAATGCGTGGTTTTGATAAAGCTAATGGTGGCGATGGAAATCCAAGAGATGCAGCAGCAAAGATGTATGAAATAATGAGCAACTACGAGGCAATGGCATAAATGGCAACTACAACCACACAAGTATTACCACCGGGTTACGTCGACCAATTAGGTGCTAGTTTTGCAAATTATACAACTGGTGTTAGCGACATTAAAGACAGTCCATATTACGTTGATCCTGCTAGTTTTACAGGTGCAGATTATGTAGCGGGACAAGATGATTTAACTACCCAAGCACAAGCTTTAGCTGGTGGTTTAGGTGGTTATCAAGACTATTTAGATAATGCAAGTAACATTAATACTGCAGCGGAAGGTTTATTATTTAATCCTGATGGAACTGTAAAACCCGCAGCGGGGTCCGGGGCTCTCGGAAACGCAGCAACAGATTTTAATGCAGCTTCTGCAGCGGCAGCGGCAGGCCAAGGTGCAGGTGATCCTTACTTAGCAGCCGCACAAGGTTATACTGGTGCTAATGCTTACGAACAATTTATGTCACCGTATCAACAACAAGTTATTGATGCAACAATGGCTGCTTACAATCAACAATCACAAGAACAACAAGCAATGCTTGGCGCCAGTGCAGGTAATGCATTTGGTGGTGGTAGATTTGGTGTAGCTGAAGGACAAATGTTGGCAGACCAATCAATTGGTGGTGCTGGTATTATGGGTAACTTACTATCACAAGGTTTCACACAAGCAAATCAATTAGCTAATCAAGCGTACAATCAACAAATGGGTATGGGTCAACAAGCAATGAACCAAGCAAATCAAAATGTAAATATGTATGGTCAAGCCGGTAGTAATCAAATGGGATTAGCAAGTGCACAACAAGGACAATTAAATAACCAATTAAATAATTTAGGTACCGCAGCACAAAATCAATTAGATGCAGGTCAATATGATATGACTATGTTAGGTAATCAGATTAATGCATTAAGCACTATGGGTACACAGAACCAAGCTTATCAACAAGCAATTCTTGATGCAAAACAACAAGCAGAGATGGGCACTGCATATGCTGGTCAAAACACTTTAGGTTTCTTAGGCCAACAACTAGCAACATCACAAGGTTCGCCTTCACAAACACAAATACAATCTACACCTGGACCTTCTACTGCACAAACATTACTCGGCGGTGGTATAGGAATTTTAGGTTTATTAGGATACGGAAATAATAATTAATATGAAAAGTTTAAATAGACCAATGTTTAGAATGGGTGGCCGTATTATAAACGGGCCTTCAGGTATAACAGCAGGTTTTAATCAAGGTGGTACTGTTAGACAAGGTTTTAGTGACGGTGGTGATGAGTATCTTAAAACATTAATAGAAAATCAAAAACTTTCTGAAGAAAGTTTAAATGCTAGGCTTGCTATGATGGAAAGCGAAGCCCTACCTGAAGATTCAGTAAGCGGTGGTTTTAATCCAAACATGAGACTTGTTGAGTTGGCTGGTAACATTATGTCAGCTGATAGTGAAGGTAGTGGTGTAAAAGGACTTTTAAAGACATTTGGAAAACCTTTAGCAGGATATGCTAAAGGTGTTTATACTGATCAAGATGCAGTAAGAGAAAGAGCGCGACAAAGACAATACGATGTTGATGACCTTAAATTAGGTATGGACGCAACTAAATACAAACTGGCGACAGAAAGCTTGTCTGCTTATGCATTAAAATCAGTAGATAAAGATGAGTTTGAAAGAATGCAAGAAAGTGTACAAAAAGAACAAGACTATATAATGAACTTAGATCCAAACACAGAAGACTATCAAGCATTAATTCAACAATCAAAAAACAGAATAGGTATTGCGTTGTCTGGTAGATTAAGTCCAATACTTTCTGGAATGTCAGATGAAGAACGTGAAGATTACATGAGCGACGCTAAAAAAGCTATAGCATCAAAATATGCAATTGATGTTGAGATGTTATCTCAAAAACAATTAGCAGAAGCACAAACTTATTATAATACAGTAGTTTATAAAGCAGCCTTAGCACAACTTGGTATTGGACTAGGTTATTTAGATCCAATAGAAGAAAAAGCAGACGGTGGACGAGTTGGTATGTACATGGGTGGTGATCCAGATATACCTAATGCAAACCCTACTCCAGGTTTTGAACCGGGTAGTGGACCAGTTCAAGACCCTAATCAACCACCTATAATGACAGCGCAAACAGGTCAAGCAGATCCTAACAAACTTACTTTTCAAGAACTAAGAGCTAGACTACCAATGGAAGTTTCAGATCAAGTAGTAAGATTATTAGCTGCAAGCGAAGAAGCCTTAATGGTATTTGCACAAATCGAAACGCAACAAGATGTTGCTAACTTTAACCAAAGATTTCAAGCGGATTTAAAATTACCTGAACAGGTGGCTTAAATGGCCGGATTACAAGACTTATTAGATAAGTATGTTTATGGAGACCGTACTAAACAAAAAATAAAAGATCGTAAAGATGAGAATAGAGAATCTTACGGTATAGGTAAAGCTGATCCAAGAAAACAAGGCCCTGCGTTTGCACCTGATTCTTCTCAAAATAGAAATAAAAATGTTAGTCCTATTGTAGACACGGAAAAAGCTATAAGCCGTGGTTTTGTTAATCCTATTGTTGAAATTGGAGAATTAATTGGTTTAGCTGAAGAAGGTTCTAGTAAGAACGTTGGTTTAAAATCAATAGCAGAACGAGATTATTCTGGTCTTTCAGACCAAGAACGTTTAGCACTGGTTCGTACTAAATATAAAAAAGACACTAGTCCTATAATCGGTGTTAAAAAAGGTTATGAAGGCGTAGGTGGTTTCACTGAAGATCCTAGAGGTCAGTCTGACATTGGTGGTGTTGATGCTGCTAGATATAGAAACAACATACTTTTTAATGATATACTGTTAGGAGAATACTTAGATCCAAAAGATGGATCAGTTAAATATACTGATACTGCTGTAAGAGATCAATTTGCAAAAATGGTCAAAGAAGATAGTTTTGCTTATGGAGCCGGTCTTGGTGGTATGTATGCAATAGATTTATCTCCTGTTGGTTTAATAGGAGCAGCTAAATTAGTTGCTAAAGTTCCTGGAGCTATTAAAACAGCTTTAACTAGTAGTTATGGTAAAGCTGCAACTCAACTAACAGCAGCTTTAACAATAGCAGAAGCTTCTACTACAGATGCTGAGGGTGCAAGTAAAGGTAAACTTATTAAAGAAGGTATAGAATATCTTACTAACACAGGCAAAGTTGTTTCAGTAACAAACAAAAAAGGTATAGATATTGTTAAGCAAACACTTAAACAAATAGAAAAAAATAAATTAAAAAGCACTAGTCAACCCACTGTAGAAAACCCAAACAAAGAACTACAAGCTATTTTTGATGGCATGGATTCAAGAATAAATCCAAGTAGCAAATATAAAAAGAAAGAAAATTTAAATAAAGAAATAGTCACTTTTAAATATAACAATCCATTATATACTGGAAAAGAAATTGCTAAACATTTTGCAAATTTATATGGAAACAAAGGACCTTCGCATGGAACGGTTGGTAAATTATTAGACGAAACTGGATTAAGTTCAGGTACAACAGGTATAAAAAATTCTAGTAAAATATTTGCTAACGAATTAAAAATTGCTTATGCAAAATACTTTGAACAAACCGGACAAATACCTAGAACCGATGAGTTAGCAGCCTTTATGGGTGTTAAAACTAAAAGAATATATAGTTTAAGAGAAGCAGTTAAAAATAATAATAGTAATTTACTTGAAAATTTTCCTTTTAAAATAGGAACATATACTCAAGGTGGTACTTTTGACAGAACTACGAATGCTGCAAAAAAATTAAAACTTAGATCAGAGTTTTACGCTGATCCAAATATATCTACAGAAATAAAAGATGTTAGAAGAAGAATAGAAAAAACTTTAAAAAAATGGAATGCTGCTTTTCCTAATGCTCAAAAACAATTAGATCATATTGATGGTTTTATAAATAGTCAAATTAGAGGAACTAAATATGAATCTTTAGAAAATTGGCAAATTTTAGATAAAAAACTTAACGGTTACAAAGCTGCTTTATATGAAAATCCAAAAAACGGTCTTAACGCTATTAAAGATAAAATAAAAACTGCTACCGGTCCTGAAAAAATAAAACTTGAAGCTAAATATGAGGCTATGTTAGAAACTTATAAAGAGATACTTGCTGACTCAGAAGTTATAATGCGTTTTGATGGTCTTGATGGTATACCTCAAGCTTTTATAGATGCTAATAAAATAGCTAGAAGTTCAAATACTGTTGAAGACTTAACCAAACAATTAAACGACATGCAAAAAGCGCTAGATGATAATGCAGAGTCAATATCAAAATTTAAAAATATAGAAGAAACTTTTACAACAGGTATGAAAAACAGATATGGTAGAAATGAAGGTGGCCGTGTTCCAGGACGCGCGCACTACGCAGAGATGACACCGGACGGAGTACAAGTACACCATTCTTTTTTAAGTTCGGATCGTGATAATACTAAACCAGTTATTAATCCATTAAGAATGTTTGCTGATAATAATGCACCTTATAATCCTGAACTTATACCAGGCACTGCTGAATATGCGGTAGCCCAGGTTCTTGGGTCGGGGGACACGGAACGTGATTTAAAAGAACGAAGAAGAAAACGAGATGAAGCAAGAGAAGAACAAGACGTAATAGAAGAATCTAGAGATTTTTTATCTTCTAAAAAACCATTAGAGTTTCATTTTACTGAATTATTAGACCCAAGAAAAGTAATGGATAATCCATTAATAAGAAGAGGTATTAATGGTAATATCTATGGTGCTGGTACTTATTTAATGGAATTAGCAGAAACAATTGTAAATGGTAGTGTTGATCCACAGCAAGTAGCTTTAGGTTTTGGTGGTAAAAAAGATCAAAGCATTCCAGCACAAGAAGGCAGAATACAGTTTGAAGAATATTTTCCATATTTACACAAAGCTTATGAAATGAGCACACAAGCTCTACCTGAAACGCCTACCGAACAAACATATATATCTGTAATAGACGAACTTAACAGGGGTATGGATAGAGGTTTAATAAATTTATCTTATGATATTTTTGATTTAGCTTTTGCTGGTTTAGATGGTGCTAGTGGTGCTTTAGGTAAAGATTCAGATTTTGCAGGTGCACTAAAAAAATCTTTTGATAACATGGACAAGACTGACCCTGAAAGTTGGGTAGGTAAAATTTCAGCTATTGGAACTGAGTTTGGTGTACCTGGTGGCACTATATTTAAATTAGTAAATAGATTTAGAAAAATTTTAGGTGGAGCAGCGGGCACAAATTTATTTGCGCAACAAACTTGGAACCTAAAAGGTGGTCAAAAAGCTGGTGCTGTAATTTCTAATATAATTAAACGATCAGGTACTGGCGCGGTAACTTTTGGTATAAATGATTTTGTAGTTGGTAGTCAGTACAATTCTATGAACGAATATTTTGGTGACAATCCTTTATTGTTTGATGAAAAACTTGGCTATGAACCAGAAGATATTTCTGATTTAACTGGTAGAGATTTGTTAATGGCTAACTTTAGAAACAGGTTAAGATTTGCAGCTGATGGTGCCATTATTGGTGGTTTGTTTCCATTAGTTGGACCAGCATTTAAATATGGTATTAATCCTGCAGCTCGTTATGTAGGCGCACCTGTGGTAGGCGCTGGTGCAAGAGTAGTTGGTGCAGGCATGACAGTTGGTAGTAAAATTTTAGCAACCGATAAATATATAACACCTAATCTTGTAAAGCTAGGAACTAAAGGCGCAAGTTTATTAGGTAAAGATATTATAAGTAGGTTAGGCGCTGCTTCTGCAAGTGTGTTTTCTGGTCAAAACATGGCGGGTCAATGGGGTAACTTTACTAAAGTTCTAAGAGCACCACTACCTAAAATGGAAGACTGGGGTATGTTTAAAGTGACTAGCAGCAATCCACTAGAAGTAGGATTAAAACGTTTTGATAAATTCTTAGGTTTCTTTAGAGATAGAGGTAATCAAACTATTAA